CCCCCCCCCCCCCCCCCCCCCCCCCCCCCGGGGGTTTCTTTTCATATCTATTCGTACCTCAAAGGTAATAAAAAACCAAATCTGGTTGATCTTTTTTTTGTGTCAGCACAAAATGACCGTAATCCCAATACTAATAACAGGGCTTACCATGGAAATCATTACACGTATTGATGCCGCAAAGCGCGGACTTAAACGCTACTACACCGGAAAACCATGTAAGCATGGACATGACAGTGAACGCTGGGTTTACAACGGACACTGTGTTGAGTGCACCATGGAATCAAACCGTCGCATCAGGGCAGAGATTAAGCAGATCATGATTAATTCCTCCCCACAACACTCAAGCTGATAGCGGAGATTAATCATGAGCAGACATGCAACAGATTGGGCCTGGGAGACAGATCCAGGTAGCTCATCATTAAAGCTCATACTGCTCTCGATGGCTGACAGAGCCGATGAATATAACCTCTGCTACCCCAGCATAGAACGCCTCGTTAAAGACACTTGCCTGAATAAAAAAACCGTGCAGGCCGGGCTTATATCGCTCATGAAAATGGGGCTTATTTCAGATACCGGAGAGAGAAAGGGAGCGACAAAAAGAGTGCGGGTTTTCTCTCTTAATATAACCAAAAACGGGAACATTAAAGGCAACCGGGAGGGGGGCAATGAACCCGAAAACGGTAATGTTACCGAAAACGGGAATATACCCAAAAACGGGATGTTGAATGATCCCAAAAACGGGATGTTGAATGATCCCAAAAACGGGATCCAGAACCAGTCATATAACCAGTCATTTAACCAAGAGAGGGAGAGCAGGACAAAAACCGGGGATTCTGTGCCTCATGACCCCGGCGCAAACAACGCCGTGATGAATAACTTTGTTCCTCCTGGTGGGCCAGGGCAATTAGGCAAATTTGTCATGCATGAACAATGGCAGCCATCAGATGACTTTCTTCGGAAAAGCTCATTGCAGGGAATCTACCTGGACAGTCTGCCAACGGCACAGGAACTTGCAGAGTTCAGAATTTACTGGATGGCTGAGGGTAAGGCATACCATCAGGCACAGTGGGAGCAGAAGCTGGCAAGGCGCATCCAGTTCTGTAGACAGAAATCAGGTGAAGTCAGAAAGAGCCTTGACTGGCATAACACTGACTGGATAGATGAGGTGTGGGATGAAATCAACTCCAGAACTTCTTAATGAGTACGATCGCTTTCGTGGTGGGCATGACCACTCGACGGCGGTTGCTTCTGCTGACGATGAAAGGGCAAAGAAGGAGCAGGTTGCAAGAATTTTCAACGAAATGTTTGTCCAGTTACAGGCTGCATTTCCAGGCAGCATCGCTGCTATCAGCGAGCAAGGAAAGCTAAACGAATTTCGAAAACAATGGATGCTTGCGTTTCTGGAGAATGGGATCACAACAATGGAACAGGTTAACGCTGGTATGCGCCACGCCCGCGCCAGTGAGTCTCCGTTCTGGCCGTCGCCAGGGCAATTCATCAAGTGGTGTAAAGACAGCAAGATGGTTCTTGGCGTCACCATTGACGATGTGATGGCGGAGTTTCACCGGTACAGCAAGGAAAAAAGTTTATATCCTGGTGGTCCCGAAAGATTCCCGTGGCGACATCCGGTTATGTACTGGGTCGTATGTGATACCCGCCGTGCAATGTATCAGCGCCAGCTTAGCGAGATTGAGGTTGAGAAACACGCGCGCAGGCTGCTCGATGATTGGGCGAAAAAGGTGGCTTCCGGACAGCAGATACCCGATCCGGTGATCAGCATACAGGCAAAGCCAGAACCCATGAGTACGCCTCCGGACACAGGGAGAGACGTTTACCATCCACCAGGGCGAAGTTTCGGGTGCATGCCTAACGCCGCCACCCTTGGGGGAATAACACCGGCGCAGTGGCTGATGGAGGAATACAGGCGGGGAAAGGCGTCAGGATTTATCAAGTAATACCAGCGCGATAGCGCATTTTTTTACGTCTCGATAATTACCTTAGAGGTAATAAAATATTCTAAAATCTATTGATTTCGTGTCTTATGTGGTTTTTAATTACCTAAGGGGTAAATCATGAGAAAACAGATGCAGGCTCTTGGTCGACTCAAAACAGGCCAGATGAACAAAACAGAATCTGCGTATTGCCAGCACCTTGAGCTGCGTAAACGTGCAGGAGAAATCGTCTGGTATCGATTTGAGGGTATCAAGCTGCGGTTAGCTGACAACACGTTCTATACGCCAGATTTTGCTGTGATGCTCGCCACCGGCGAGATGGAACTGCACGAAGTGAAAGGGGGATTCTGGACCGATGACGCCAGAGTGAAAACCAAAGTCGCCGCAGATCAGTATCCGTTCCGAATCATCGGGGTAACGGTTAAGCCAAAGAAAGCAGGTGGTGGCTGGAACATCGAAGAGTTCTGAATCGACGATCTTTTTAGTTATCAATGTAATCAATAAGTTATGTGGATAAGCGAGGGTAAAGATGGAAAGTAATATCAAAGGGTTAGTTGCCGCCGGGCATGAGATGGCTTCGGAACTGAAAGCAGAATGTGGTGCCGTTGATATGCGCAGTGTGGCAAAGCTGATCAGCTATTTGGCAACGCAACTGGAAGTGCAACTGGTGCGTGCTAATGCGCTGGCTGCGGAGAATGCGCTGGCTCGTAAAGCAGTTCAGGCATTTTGCGATGTTGTTGGCGACAGCACCGAGGTTATCTGCGAGGAGATTGGGCGAGATGGCGTTCTGGTTATTTTGGAGGCAATGAAGGCAACAGGAAATATGCCAGCCACCGATGCTTTCCTGTCTGAAGTGCGGGCGCAGGGGGTGGATGCTGCTATAGAAGCTGCAAAAAATCTGGTGGCCCAAGAATATGAGTATAAGGATTTCAAAGCGGCGCAGAGTGATTGCTGTATGCACCCTGGTTCAGACCTGGTAGGGAAGGTTGAAATGACTGAGTGGTTAGTTGACTTTGCTGCCCAGCTTCGCAAAGGAGGCAACCAGTGAGCAAGATTGATTATCAAAAGCTTCGTGAAATCGCTGAAAAAACAAAAATTGCTGGTGAAGCACCTGTAATGCCCTTCGATCAGCGAATTAATGCGCTTAACGATTTTATGAAGCACTTTTCGCCAGATATCGCGCTGGCACTGCTGGATGAACTGGAAAGAAACCAGCAATACATCAAACGCCGCGACCAGGAGAACGAGGATATTGCGCTAACGGTAGGGAAGCTGAGAGTTGAGCTTGAGGAGACAAAATCAAAACTCAACGAGCAGCGTGAGTATTACGAAGGTGTTATCTCGGATGGGAGTAAGCGTATTGCTGAACTGGAGAAAAGCGAAGAGCAACTCATCGATGAGCGTGACCATGCTGAGTCTGCTTTAGCTGATATGTACTTTGCAGCAACCGGGGATAGGCCGGAGTGGAGTAACTGGTTCGGCTTTTCAGATGCCGTAGATGTCGTGGTTGACAGAATTGCTGATTTAGAAGCTAAACAACCATCGCCAGTAGTACCGGAAGGACTGGTTAAAGCAGTGCGCTTCTATGAACAGGTTAAGCGTGAAAATCCGCCAGTCGAAACCGGAGCATGGAAAGACGCTGTTGACTGGGTGCTCAAAGAGGCTTGTCAGGCTGTAAACATTGGCATCAAAGGAGAGTGATATGGCAACTTTGCAGGAATTAATCGACCTGACGCCAGAACAGGAAAAAGCGTGGAATCGCCTTGTGAAGGCTGTAAAGGATTTCAGGGCAGCCGGAGGAAAGTTTTATAGCGTCCTGGACACGCTGAGCGCATACAACGGCGAGCACGTTGCCAGCATTGATAACGATAAGGGCTACCACACTGCAAGCGTTTATATGCCTAGCATTGATGCGCCAGGGCTAACCAGTTGGGCTGATGATTGGCACGGCATCACGCTGAAAGATGGCGTTGAAGTGGATGAGGACTAACACATGACTACTTTTACCGACAAAGAACTGATTAAAGAAATCAAAGAGCGTATCAGCAGCCTGGACGTTCGAGACAATATTGAACGCCGGGCTTATGAAATTGCACTGGCATCGCTGGAAGCAGATCCAGTTGCTTATATTTTCAAACATCCGGCCGGGAAATTATTCTGGGCTTTGACGGATGAAAGCAATAAAGAGCAATCGGACGTTATTCCTGTTTATGCCGCCCCTCCAGTGCCAGTAGTACCTGAAGAAAAACCAATGCCTAACCCTCTTAAAATGTACGCGGTCGATGCTGTTGCCGCTATTGCAGAGGTGAGAGGCTGGAACGCCTGCCGCGCCGCCATGCTTCAGGCCGAACCTGTAAGTAATAGTGATGAGTTACCGCTGGACTATCTGCAAGGACACAAAGACGGCCTGGAGTGGGCTGCACAATTGGCAGAAGCCAATCATCCGCAAACAGGTGACTGGTTGTACGACGACCCAATCGATCTTGCCAGGGCGATTCGCAAAGGTCCTGATATGCCTACTGTTCAGGCTGGCAACTATCCGGTAACTCCGGATGGTTGGATAAGCTGTAGTGAGCGAATGCCCGCTCAAGATGATTGGATTTTAATTTATTCAAAGCACGGCGAGTATATGGCAGGACAGGTACAAGGGGAATACGTGGAGTTGAGCGACGGCACTTTATCGTGGTTAGGGAACGCCTTGTACTGGATGCCTCTACCGGAACCGCCGCAGGAGGTTAATTGATGGTCTCCTTCGCGAAATATACGATTATTGACTGGATAGCATTCATTCAGGTTTTGCTCATCTGGTTTTATATGGCTTACAGGAGTGGACAGTGGATTGTCAGTGTAGCCTGTAGCAATGGATGGCGTTGGTGGAACCGAAAGAATAAAAAAGCGCTGGCCTTGGCTTCGTTTTACGAAGCATTCAATCTTAACAGTCTTCAGCCTGGTTCTGTCGTTGTAGTCACCACTCAAAGCGGCATGACGATACAAATTCACAAGCCAAAGGAGGAAGGTCGTGGCTAACCTGCAACTTGCCGTTAAAGGTGAATACTTCGATGCCATGATTCGCGGAGAGAAAACGGAAGAGTATCGCCTGTGTAATGACTACTGGAATAAGCGAATTATGTTCCGCGAGTATGACCGCCTGATTATCACAAAGGGATATCCGAAGCGCGACGATTCCAGCCGCAGAATTGACGTCCCGTATGACGGATATGAAATCAAGACAATCACACATCCGCACTTCGGCGATAAACCGGTAAAGGTGTTCGCTATAAAGGTGAATATTGATGGCTAAATCAGCAGCAGAGCGCAAAGCCGCGCAGCGCGCTCGGCAGTCCGCCGCCGGTGAGCGCAAAATTGAACTGGTGCTGGATAAGCAGGAGCAGGAAATGCTGGCGCGGAACTGCGCCGCCCGGCGCCCTGGTCACGATCCCTATGAAATGGCCGAGTACATCGCGCTGCTGATCCGCCAGGATGATGCACGTGTGCGCGGGCGTATAAAATCGATCAGCAGAAAACTTTGCGGTAAGTGCGGCGAGAGAGTTCCCGTTAATTCATGCCCGTGTAATGGTGACTCGCAATGCTGGGTGACTAAAGGCTGGCATGAAACGAAATTAATAGTGTGACATGTCACGAAGGTGTTATGCCAAAAATACGCTACGACCTTGAAGATATGAGAGATAACTCAGCAAATTTTCCGAAAGAGGTTAAATTTCTCATGCATAAGTATGGTTGCGCCAGGAGGGATATAGTTATCGACAGTCAGCACCCTTGCGGCGAGGATGTAATTTTCATTCGCGGTAAATGGGAAGGGTATCTTGACGAGAGTTTTTACGATGAATTTGATGGACTTTGAATACTGCCGCCAACTATGGCGGCTTTATTTTGCATGGTACTATTACCACAACGGTAACTATTACCACGGTGGTTATGATGCCTGCTGAACCTAAAACCTATAAACGCAAATCAACGCAATTTAAGCCACTAACAGCAATGCAGGAGGCTTATTGCCAGTCATACATCCAAACGCCTGAAAACCAGACTCAGGCTGCGATTAACGCAGGATTCTCCCCAAATACAGCGGCAGTTAAAGCCAGTCTCATGATGCGCGATGAACGCATTCAAAAACGGATTGCCGAGCTGATGGAAGAGCGCAACAAACGAATGCGCGTCAGTGCTGATTACGTTCTCATGCGCCTGGTGGAGATCGACCAGATGGACGTGATCGACATCCTCAACGACGATGGGAGCCTTAAGCCAATCCGCGAGTGGCCGAAAATCTGGCGCACTACGCTTAGTGGCTTTGATCTGTCATCGACCATCATGAACATGAACGAGGATTCGATAGAGACAATCCTCAAAAAAATTAAATGGCCTGACAAGGTGAAGAACCTCGAACTGATTGGTAAGCACGTCGACGTCAACGCATTCAAAGAACGCCTGGATGTTAATGTGAATGTGACAATTGCTGATCGCATAGCGGCAGCCAGGAAGAGACTGAAAGAACGTCAGGATGGCAATCAGTGACAGATACAGCGTTATCTCCTGAAGAGCAGTTAATCGAGGATATTGCAGGGTTCACTCACGATCCGCTTGGCTATGCCCTCTATGCGTTCCCATGGGGGGAAGAGGGGACTGAACTGGCACATGCCACCGGCCCACGTCAGTGGCAGGCTGATGCGTTCCGAGAGATACGTGATCACCTGCAGAATCCAGAGACGCGCTATCAGCCGCTTATGCTGGCACGCGCTTCTGGTCACGGTATTGGTAAATCCGCATTCATCTCAATGCTGATCAACTGGGGCATGTCCACTTGCGAGGATTGTAAGGTCGTGGTGACCGCCAACACCGACAACCAGCTACGAACGAAGACCTGGCCGGAAATTATCAAGTGGTCGAACCTTGCTATCACGAAAGACTGGTTTACCTGTACCGCTACCGCGATGTACAGCAATGACCTAGGGCACGACAAGCGGTGGCGGGCTGACGCAATACCCTGGTCTGAGCACAACACCGAGGCATTCGCCGGACTACACAACGAGCGCAAACGCATCATCGTGGTGTTTGATGAAGCGTCGAACATTGCGGATCTGGTGTGGGAAGTTGCCGAGGGTGCGCTTACGGACGAAGACACTGAGATTATCTGGGTGGCGTTCGGAAACCCTACACGTAACACCGGGCGTTTTCGCGAATGTTTCCGCAAATATAAACACCGCTGGAAAACTGCGCAGATTGACAGCCGGACGGTGGAAGGCACTAACAAACAGCAGTTGCAGAAATGGGTTGATGACTACGGGGAAGACAGCGACTTCGTTAAAATCCGTGTGCGTGGCATATTCCCTGATGCATCTGAATTGCAGTTTATCCCTACCGGTCTTACTGACGAGGCAATGAAACGGGTGGTAACCGCTGCGCAGGTTGCACATGCTCCGGTGATAATCGGCGTTGACCCGGCATACTCCGGCGTTGATGACGCTGTGATATACCTGCGGCAGGGGCTACACAGTAAGGTGCTGTGGACTGGCAACAAGACTACCGACGATCTGATTATGGCGAAGCGTATCGCTGACTTTGAAGACCAGTATCAGGCTGACGCGGTGTTCATCGACTTCGGTTACGGAACCGGTTTGAAGTCAATCGGTGACGGCTGGGGTCGTACATGGCAACTTGTTCCGTTCGGTGGCGCGTCTACTGACCCGCAGATGCTCAACAAGCGTGGGGAGATGTTCAATTCATGCAAGACATGGCTGAGGCTGGGCGGCATGCTGGATGACCAGGAAACAGCAGACGACCTGTCGGCGGCAGAGTACAAAGTTCGAGTGGACGGTAAAATCGTTATCGAACCGAAGGAAGATATCAAAGAGCGACTTGGGCGTTCTCCTGGTAAAGGCGATGCGCTACTGCTGACGTTTGCTTTCCCGGTCTCGAAACGCATAAATATACCTGGACAGCAAAGCCAGCAGGGAAGGGCCATAACGGATTATGACCCTTATGCTTAATCCGCTGGTGGGGATAATACTGCTGATATCCTCTGGTGAGGATAAAACAAAGCCAGCTCATCGGCTGGCTGTTTGTGACATGTCACGGTGTTATTGCTCGCTTAACTTCTGCTTCAGCAAGTAACCTTCGAGCATCCAGATTTTGTTTACAGCATTCTGCCGGGCAATCTTCCGACCAATTTCTGCATCAAAGTTTTCCGGGCTTGCACAGGCACTCTCTCCGGTAACGGTGAAGCCATTCTTCAGTACCAATACGCAGAAAGTGAGAAGGTGCAGAGCATCAGGGGTGGCTTCGACATAAGGCTCCGGATTATAAATAAGGTCATCTTCTTTAGCCTGGTGGTCACCCTGCGCAGCAGTGAAAAAATGCTCACTGCAAATGAGGCCTTCAATTTTCTCGGGTGTTACACGCGGAGCGGTTTTGCCTTTCTCAACGATTTCTTTTTCGATTTGCTGGTCGTTCATAATCTCACCTTAAAAAAATGCCCGGCGAACCGGGCGAACTGGAAGCAATGAGTTATGCCTTCCGTGGCTGTACGGGTTTACAGCATGAAGTCATCGCAATGGCGTCCTGCTGTAAAAAGGGCGGTGATAGTCCTTCAAGGGAAACTATCCCCGCCAAGCACCTGGAACTTCTGGCATCACGGTCCTTAGGCGTGATTCTGGCGTGGCATGCAGGATTCGAACCTGCGACCAACCGCTTAGAAGGCGGTTGCTCTGTCCAACTGAGCTAATGCCACAACGCTGAGAGCACTTAGCCTGTTAAGGCGCCACACTTTGTCGCGGCTCCATAAATGCTCTCATCGTTGTACCCTCGTCTCTTCCGAGGCGTCACACCGAATCGCCGGGATGGTGAATCCCCGTGCGCGGAATAAAACCGCTCGACTTGCACATTCCGGCTACCTGGTTCGTTTGCCCGAGCAAGGGAGGGTGCCCCTTAAACGTATCCAGACCGCTATCGGCGCATGTGCCATACGCCGTACTGCTCAAAATAAAAGCTCACTCCACCTGTTTAATTTAACGACAAGCCAGTCAGGTTAGTAACCAGAATGAGCCCTTTGGTTACCTGAAAGGTAATAATTAACGCGTTAAATGTCAACCTTCTACGATAAATAAATCATATGTGGTTAAATTGGTAATAATTTAATTGCGTACGGAGTCATTGATATGTGCATGGGTAGCTCACCATCAGTGCCTGCAACACCAGAAGTTCAGGCAGCACCACAGGAGCAGGATGCCGCCGTTGTTGATGCCCGCGACGAAGAAACACGTCGCCGTCGCGCTGCTGCTGGTCGTAGTTCTACGCTGCTTACCGGTTCTCAGGGCGACACATCAACCGCTAATACCAGCGGTAAAACGCTGCTTGGTCAGTAACCGGAGTCATTGAAATGGCGGAAACAACTAAAGAGCGATTGAACAAACAGTTCGCACAACTTGAAAGCGAGCGTCAGTCGTTCGAGCCGCACTGGCGCGAGTTGAGTGATTACATCAACCCGCGTGGTTCCCGCTTTCTGACTTCTGAAGTCAACCGTAACGATCGACGCAATACACGCATTATTGATTCGACCGGGACTATGGCGGCGCGCACTCTCGCCAGCGGCATGATGTCAGGCATCACAAGCCCTGCGCGTCCGTGGTTTCGCCTGGCTACGCCAGATCCTGAAATGATGGATTATGGTCCTGTTAAGTTGTGGCTCGAGGCGGTGCAGAACCGCATGAACGATATGTTCAATAAGTCGAATCTCTACCAGTCTCTTCCGCAGTTATACGGAAGCCTCGGCACATACAGCACTGGTGCAATGGCGGTGCTGGAGGATGACGAGGACATCATTCGCACAATGCCATTCCCGATAGGCAGTTACTACCTGGCTAACTCACCTCGTGGCAGTGTGGACACCTGTTTTCGCAAGTTCTCTATGACTGTTCGTCAGCTTGTTCAGGAGTTCGGGCTAAATAACGTCAGCGAATCCGTAAAAAGCATGTGGGAAAGCGGCACCTACGAGAAGTGGATTGAAGTGATGCATTCGGTTTACCCGAACATTGACCGCGATACATCGAAGCTGGATAGCAAGAACAAGCCATTCAAATCGGTTTATTACGAGGTTGGTGGCGATAACGACAAGTTGTTGCGTGAGTCCGGATTCGATGAGTTTCCAATTATGGCTCCGCGCTGGGAAGTTAACGGCGAAGATGTTTATGGATCATCATGCCCGGGTATGCTGGCGCTTGGACCTGTTAAGGCATTGCAGCTTCTCCAGAAGCGCAAGTCGCAGTTGATTGATAAAGCCACCAATCCGCCGATGGTTGCTCCGACTTCCCTCAAGAATCAGCGCGCCTCCCTTCTTCCTGGCGACATCACGTATATCGATCAGATTACTGGTCAGGATGGTTTCAGGCCTGCTTATCTGGTTAACCCCAGTACAGCAGATTTGGTGGCAGACATTCAGGACACTCGTCAAATCATTAACAGCGCCTACTTTGTCGATCTGTTCATGATGTTGCAGAACATCAATACCCGCTCGATGCCTGTGGAAGCGGTGATCGAAATGAAAGAAGAAAAACTTCTGATGTTGGGGCCGGTTCTGGAGCGCCTGAACGACGAATGTCTTAATCCTCTCATTGATCGCTCTTTCTCGATGATGGTGCGTAAAAACATGCTGCCGCCACCGCCTGACGCGATGGAAGGCATGCCCCTGAAGGTCGAATACATTTCCGTCATGGCTCAGGCGCAGAAGTCTATCGGCCTGTCCAGTCTGGCGTCCACGGTTAACTTCATTGGTCAACTTGCGCAAGCGAAACCAGAAGCTCTCGACAAACTCAACGTTGATCAGGCGATCGATGCATTCGCTGATATGTCCGGAGTGTCTCCAACCGTCATTGTTCCGCAGGAACAGGTTGAGCAGGCTCGCCAGCAACGGGCACAGCAACAACAGCAGCAACAAATGATGGCGATGGGGATGGCGGCGGCACAGGGTGCCAAGACGCTAAGTGAAGCTAAAACTTCGGATCCGAGTGTTTTGTCAGCTATGGCGAATGCAGTTAGTGGTCAGGGTGGGCAATCACAATGACAGATTACGAAGACGATCAACTGAAAGAAGAAAACGCCCGTAAGCAACGTGACATGGCGCAGCGTGAAATTGATGACATTCGCTTTGTCATGAGCAGTGAACAGGGGCGTCGCGTTGTCTGGTCGGTGCTGGAGAAAGGCCGTGTGTTTTCCGCTATCTCACCGATGGACGCTATGGCAATGGCATTTAATGAGGGGCAACGCAATCTGGCGCTGGAACTGTTTCAGCGCGTTATGGCGCATTGCCCTGAACAGTATTTGAAGATGGCCAAAGAGGCCAGTGAACAGGAGTGATCATGAATTTATTTGAGCGTTTGCTGTATCGCCGTATTTGCAATGAGCAACCAGTCGATGGTGGAGCAGCTCCGGCTGCGTCAGAACCGTCAGCGCCTGCAGGTGATAACCCTGCTCCAGTTGGTGATCCATCACAACAGGAAGGTGATAAGCCACAACCTGTTGCTGATGGCGATAAACCTGCTGATGACAAAAAGCCTGAAAACGATAAGCAGGATGAAAAAAAGGACGGCGATAAACCAGAGGGTGCGCCTGAAAAGTACGAGTTTCAGGCTGCCGAAGGCGTAGAGCTGGATACAGAAGCGTTGAAGGAATTCGAGCCGGTGGCGCGAGAACTAAACCTGACCAACGAGCAAGCGCAAAAGCTGGTTGATGCTTATCCGAAGATTCTGGCAGGTGTTCAGCAGCGCCAGGCAGAAGCCTGGCAGAAAACAACCGAGCAGTGGGCTGCGGATGTAAAAGCCGACAAAGAAATCGGTGGCGACAAGTTGATTTCTAACCTTAGCGCCGCACAGCGTGCGCTTGACCAGTTCGGGACACCTGAACTCAAAGAATATCTGAACACCACCGGGCTGGGTAATCACCCTGATCTGGTCAAAACGTTCGTGAAAATCGGAAAGGCGATGTCTGAAGATGGCATGGTCACCGGTGGTAATGAAGGCCAGCGTAGTGCGGCCGAAGTGCTCTATGGCAAATAAGAGAGGAAATGACAATGGCTGTTAAAGGCTTAACTGCGCTGACGCTGGCTGACTGGGGTAAGCGCGTCGATCCAAACGGGAAAGTCGATAAGATTATCGAGCTTCTCGGTCAAACTAACCCGATCCTTCAGGATATGCCTTTTGTCGAAGGGAACCTTCCTACCGGACACCGAACCACCATTCGTTCTGGTTTACCTTCAGCTACCTGGCGTTTGCTGAACTATGGCGTACAGCCAAGCAAATCAACCACAGTGCAGGTAACCGATTCCGTTGGCATGCTGGAAACCTATGCGGAAGTCGATAAGTCACTGGCTGATCTGAACGGCAATACCGCCGAATTCCGCCTGTCTGAAGACCGCGCATTTATTGAAGCGATGAATCAGCAGATGGCGCAGACGCTGTTTTATGGTGATTCCAGCGTTAACCCTCAGCAGTTTATGGGACTGTCCTCCCGCTATTCCAGCCTGTCTGCGGGTAATGCTCAGAACATCATTGATGCTGGTGGCACGGGTACAGATAACACCTCAATCTGGTTAGTGGTGTGGGGCGAAAACACCGTGCATGGCATCTTCCCGAAAGGGCAGAAGGCTGGCATCCAGATGGAAGATAAAGGCCAGGTGACACTGGAAGATGCTAATGGCGGCAAGTACGAAGGCTACCGTACCCATTACAAATGGGACAACGGACTTGCTCTGCGTGACTGGCGTTATGTTGTTCGCATTGCAAACATCGATGTCAGCAATCTTTCAGAACCATCCTCTGCCGCAAATATTGCGAAGTTGATGGTTAAAGCACTACATCGCATTCCAAACCGTGGCATGGGCCGCCCGGTGTTCTACATGAACCGCACTGTAGGCCAGGCTCTTGATCTGCAGTCTCTGGAGAAAACATCTCTGGCTATCAGCGTAAAAGAGACAGAAGGCGAGTGGTGGACTTCATTCCGTGGTGTACCAATCCGTGAAACTGATGCGCTTCTGGAAACAGAAGCCCGCGTGGTGTAACGCCTGTTATTAACCTGTGGGTCGTAACAGACCCACTAATGGAGAAAGAAGATGATCACCGACAAACTGTTGATGTTCTCCGAAGCACAGGCGGTAACTGATACCGCGGCTTCTACTGACGTAATCGATCTCGGTCCAATTGACGGAAAACGTCGTGATATCGGCGTTGGTTACCCGCTTGAGTTTTGGGCGCTGGTTAACACAGCCGCCACGGCAAGTGGTGATGCAACTGTAAACATCCAGTTGCAGACGAGTGAAAATAACAGCTCATGGACCACTATTTATGATAGTGGCGCACTGGCAAAGACCGCCCTGACAGCAGGTAAACGAGTTGTTTCTGCAAAGGTGCCTGCCGGTGTTCAGCGATATCTGCGTGTTAACTACTCCGTCGCAACTGGCCCACTAACGGCTGGCGAATTCACTGCTGGTATCAGTCTTGATGTTGATGCCAATACGCCGTATCCGATCCGCTCAAAAGTAACTGGTTAAGGTGATATCGATGTCAGGTGAGAAACCAAGATACCTCGTTCTGCGCCTCTCTCATATCCATAACACTCTGTGGCCGGAGGGGGCAGAAATCGAATACGAAGGTGAGCCTGGTAGCGCACTGGAACCTGTTAACGATGCAGCCAGACAGGCAAAAGCAAAAGTTGCAGGAAAGGTGTCAATGGCAGCAACCAGCACCAAAATCATCAATGATGTGTCAGATGATGGTGAACTGGATAAGCTCCGTGAAGAGTACGAATTGCTCTTTAACGAGAAGCCACACCATAACGCTAAAGCCGAAACGCTCCGCGAGAAGATCGCAGATAAGCGTAAAGAACTGGGCGTGTAAGCCTCGCGAATCCGACAAGGGGCTTCGGCCCCTTTATTGCAGGAGTGTATATGGAACTCGTAAACCTCAAAACCGGCACTGACAGCTACCAGGATGAGAGCGGAGAAACCAGAACTCGCGATGAATACCCGTGGGGGCTGTGCATCACTCTTAATAACGACACATTGAATAAGCTGAAGGCGCAACCTCAGGGCGTCGGAACAGAAGTGATGATAACTGCAAAGGCTGTTATTCGAGGCCTGTCTGCCAGAGAAACTGACGATGGTGTTAATCGCAGCGCCGATCTGCAGATCACTGATATGGCAATCGCTCCTGTTTCCGGGGATGTAGAAAAATCAGCGGCTGAAACTCTGTACGGTAACGGAGGTGAGTGATGGCCTCTGTAGTAGAGATCTGTAATCGTGCGCTGTCCAATATTGGCAACAGCCGCAGCATTAACAGCCTGACGGAAGCCAGCAAGGAAGCGGGGGAATGTTCGCTGCACTTTGAGGCCTGCCGTGATGCTGTGCTTTCTGATTTTGACTGGAACTTTGCTACCAAACGCGTGGCGCTTGCAGATACGAGCAATCCACCGCCTGACTGGGAATATGCGTATCAGTACCCGTCCGATTGTCTGCGCATTACTGAAATTATGCTTCCTGGTGTACGCAATCCAACAGCAGCAATGCGCGTTCAGTACGAAGTTGGTGCAGACACCAACGGAACAGGAAAATTGATCTACACAGACCAGCCGCAGGCATGGCTCAAGTATGTCTCTCGCGTTTCAGATGTAAACATGTTTGATGCCATTTTTATGGAGGCGCTGGCCTGGCGTCTTGCGGCAGCCATTAACATGGCGCTGACTGGGAATGCGGATCTCGGTACATTTGCTCTCAATATGTACAATCGCGTGATTCTTAGTGCTGGCTCGCATAGCCAGAATGAATCACAGGAACCACAGCCACCGGTTGACGAGTTTACCATTGCGAGGTTGTCCTGATGGCTATCAGTTGGATCCAGCCCAGCTTTGCCGGTGGTGAGATTGGACCGTCGTTGTACGGGCGTATTGACATGGCGAAGTACCAGGTGGCATTGCGCAAGTGCGATAACTTTATCGTGCGGCAGTATGGCGGCGTTGAGAATCGACCAGGTACGCGTTTTGTCGGTGCCGCCAAATACCCAAATCGGAAATGCCGCCTGATCCCGTTCCAGTTCTCGACGGTTCAGACCTATGCTCTGGAGTTCGGACACCAGTACATGCGCGTTATCAAAGATGGTGCGTTGGTGCTGAACAGCAGCAATGTTATTTATGAAATTGCCACGCCATATACTGAAGCCGATCTGTTCCGAATTAAATTCACGCAAAGCGCCGACGTGCTTACGCTTGTTCATCCGGCATACCCGCCGAAAGAGTTGCGTCGCTATGCTCATGACAACTGGCAACTGGTTGATGTGGTAACGAAGAACGGGCCATTTGAAGATATCAATATTGACGAGTCAGTGACGGTTTATGCCAGCGCCAGCACCGGGACAATTACGTTAACGGCAAGCGCCTCTATTTTTGGCGCGGAGCAGGTAGGCAAATTGTTCTATCTGGAACAGCCTGCAGTGGATTCAGTGCCGGTATGGGAAACCAGTAAGAGTACGTCGATTGGCGATATTCGCCGTGCAGACAGTAACTACTATCGCGCCGTTACAGCAGGCAAAACAGGTACTTTGCGCCCTTCGCATACAGAAGGCACATCATGGGATGGCTGGGGTGGATCCGGTGATGATGATACTGGCATTGAGTGGGAATATCTGCACAGTGGTTTTGGCATTGCCCGTATCACTGCTGCAAATGGAACTACTGCAACTGCCGAGGTGATTTCCTATATTCCTTCGCAGGTCGTTGGCGAGGATAATGCCAGCTATAAATGGGCTAAATATGCCTGGAACAGTGTTAATGGTTATCCTGGCACTGTTGTTTATTATCAACAACGTCTTTACTTCGCCGCATCGACTGCGTTCCCTCAGACTATCTGGGCCAGCCGTACCGGGGATTATAAGGATTTTGGCAAAAGCAATCCTACGCAGGATGACGACAGAATTATCTACACCTATGCCGGGCGTCAGGTTAATGAGATCCGCCACCTGATTGATGTTGGTTCGCTGGTGGCGCTGACTTCCGGAGGTGAGTACGTCATCACCGGCGACCAGAACAAAGTGTTAACCCCATCATCATTTGCATTCAGCTCTCAGGGATCAAATGGCTCAAGCAACGTCCCACCAATTGCCGTGGCGAATATTGCTCTGTTCGTCCAGGAGAAAGGCAGTGTTGTCCGTGATCTGGCCTATTCATTCGATGTTGACGGCTATCAGGGGAACGACCTTACTATCCTTGCCAATCATCTTTTTCAGAAGCACAGCATTGTTGACTGGTGCTTCTCTATTGTCCCTTACTCCAGCGCCTTCTGCATTCGTGATGACGGTAAATTACTGGTGATGACCTATTTGCGTGATCAGCAGGTTTTTGCATGGGCACCACAATCCAGTACCGGAAAATATGAAAGCACATGCAGTATCAGCGAAGGCAATGAAGATGCGGTGTATTTCGTCGTTAACCGAACCGTTAACGGGCAAACAGTGAGATACATCGAGCGGCTGTCCAGCCGTTTATTTACCAGCGATGAAGACGCTTTCTTTGTTGATTCTGGCCTTAGCTATGATGGAAGAAATACGTCTGACAGAACGATGACAATCACTGGTGGTTCTGGCGAATGGGATTACCGCGCGGAATATACAATCAGTGTTTCTGGTGGTGCGTACTTCACCAGTAGTGATGTCGGTGCGCAACTACAGTTCCCTTATACCGGAACTGATCCTGATACTGGCGATGAAGTGTCAAAAGAATTACGTTGCGACATTATTTCTGTAACCAGCAATACCGCTGTAGTGGTTCGTGCTAACAGGAACGTCCCGCCATCCCTCAGGAATGTGGCCACCACGAACTGGCAGATGGCGCGCCGGACATTTGGAGGCCTGTCTCATCTTGAAGGCCAGACCGTAAACATTCTCTCTGATGCGAACGTGGAACCACAGAAAGTGGTTTCCGGAGGTGCCGTCACGCTGGAATCTCCGGGGGCTGTAGTGCACATCGGCCTGCCAATAACTGCTGAATTCGAAACACTGGATATCAACATTAACGGACAGGAAACGCTGCTGGACAAAAAACAGGTGATCCCCTCCGTTACTCTGGTTGTGAATGCCAGTCGCGGCATCTGGGCGACTACGCCCGGCGGTAAATGGTACGAATATCCACAGCGTGAATTCGAGTTCTACGATGATCCTGTTGATGATGCTACCGGAAAAGTAGAAGTGAAACTAGACAGTAACTGGGGCAAAAACGGACGTGTAAAAATCCGTCAGCTTGATCCGTTGCCGCTGTCTGTTCTTGCCGTTATTCCTCGTCTTACTGTTGGGGGATTCTGATGATCGATGTTCAAATTATTCCCGCAACCGAAGAGCATCTTCAGATGATTTTGCCGGATGTTCGTCAGGCTGATATTGACGAACTGTATGCGGTATCACTGATGACTACCGAAGATGCGCTGCGTGTTGGTCTGCGTACTGCGACTATGGCTTGGTCAGGATTTGCGAACGGAGAACTGGTAACCATGTTTGGCGTATCTCCGGCGTCAATGATCGGTGGCAATGGTACGCCCTGGCTGGTCGGAACCAGCCGTATTGAAAAATATCAGAAGACATTTCTTCGCCACTGCCGCCCTGTATTGCAGCAGATGCTGGCAGTTTATCCGCGCCTGGAAAACTACGTCGACGAGCGAAACCATGTTGCCAAAGCATGGCTGCACTGGCTTGGATTCAGGCTTGAAGAAGCCGCGCCTTATGGTGCTCTTGGTCTTAATTTCCACAGATTTCACATGGAGAGAAAATAATGTGCGATCCGGTTATTGCTGGTGGCGCAATGCTCGCCATGAGTGGCATTCAGGCATACACCCAGTACCAACAGGTAAGGTATGCCTCGAAGGTTGCAGAAGCGAACGCAGATATAGCCACAGCTCAGGCAAATGATGCAATAAACAGGGGTAACGCTGAAGCTGAGCAACGGCGCAGAGAGACCCGACAGCGGCTTGGTACACAGGCGGCGACAATGGGGGCGACCGGCGCCGATTTATCTACAGGTAACGCGCTGGATATATTTGGTGACACTGCTCAGTTTGGCGCTCTTGATTCGCTGACGACGGTGAATAACGCGCAACGCGAGGCTTACGGTTATCAGGTTCAGGCTGCCAACTATAAAGCAGAAGCCAGTTCAGCCCGTAAACAGGGGAATGTGGGAGCAGCAACAACATTGCTCACTGCGCCTCTGAAGGCATACGGTGCGTACCAGATGTTTGGTGGGACGTGGAGTCCGTTTACTCAAAGCACCCCTGCGCCAATCGGGGCAGCAGCAGGAACCAGATTACCCGGAGGATTATAATGCCAGTCGTACCAACAGTATCCGGCCGTCAGGTTCAGAGCCGTGGAGTTCAGTCAGCAGGCTTGCAGACGTTTTCTCAGCCAGGTATTGGTGATGCTTTTGTTCGGGCAGGGACAGAGGCAATTGATGTTTTTGGTCAGGCAAAACAGCGTGCCAATATCGCTCTGGCTCAGGAGGCATCTCTTAACCTCAGTCAGATAAGCAGTGATCTGCTGAATAATCCTGAAACAGGATTGCTTAACCTGAAAGGGAAAAATGCTATTGGAAAAGGTCAGGAGTATACGCAGCAGTTTGATGCTCAGGTCGAACAACTGGCTATGTCGCTGCCGGATGAACAGGCTCGTAATGCTTTCATGCAGCAGGCGCAGCAGCAGCGCATTCAGTTCACTACGCAGGCAGGGCGGCACGAGATAGGGCAAATAAATGCCTACGAAGAAGGCCAGTTTCAGGCTACGCTGCTGAACAATGGTAAAAATGCCGCAGCATTGTATGGCGACAACGTCGCATACGTATTGGCTAATAAGCAAACTTTCCAGCAAATTGAGGATTACGGCATTGCACATGGCTGGAGTGACGAGCAAATCCAGGCCAAGAAAATCGAGTTTAAAGAAGCAACAGCAAAAGCAACTGCTCAAAATGCTATTGGAGCAAACTATCTTCAGGTAAGACAGCAAAACGGCGAGTTAAGCGATACTGCTGCTGGATCTCGCCGTGCTGTAGCAGATAGTGGCTCTTCCGATCGTACCCGCGGTATACGCAACAATAACCCCGGCAATCTTGAATACAGCAAAACTAATCCGTGGGTTGGGCAGACTGGTGATGATGGTCGCTTTGCCAAATTCGAAACCCCTGAACACGGTATTCGTGCATTAGGGCGGAACCTGATGTCGTATCAGCGGCAGGGTATTGATACCGTCAGCGAGATAATTAATCGCTGGGCACCGCCTACTGATAAAAATGACACTATGTCGTATATCAAAGCAGTGTGCGAACAACTTGGCGTTTCTGCTGATGAGCCTCTCGATGCATCAAATCCTGATACCCTGAAGGCGCTTTGTGCAGCCATTATCCATCATGAAAACGGTAGCCAGCCATACAGTGATCAGCAGTTAACTGCAGGTGTTAGTGCTGCGCTGGGGCTTTCTCAGCTACCGACAAAAAATAAACGTTATACCGGTGTAGCCTGGTTCGATGCTTTAAGTGAATCAGATCAGGCCAGCGTGTTGCGACAGACTGATGCACTAGCCAGACAACAGCAGGCTGAATATAAAACGATGCTCGACAGCCGGGTTCGCGATGCGACGGCTGCGTATATGCGTGGCGTTGAATTTCCTAACCCACCTGGTGAGGATGATTTTATTGCAGCTTATGGAGTCAGAGAAGGAAACCTGCGATATACCGAGTTTAAGAATACGCAGATCGCCGGACAGTATATCGGCTCTTTCCGCAACATGCCGACAAGCAGCATTACAGCATATGTTGAGCAATTACGCCCGGATACTGGTGAAACAGGGGAGGGGTATGCGGCACGCGCAGCTCTTTATGACAACGTTGTTTCGGCTGCAAATCAGGTGATAAAGCAGCGGCAGTCGGATCCTGTGCAGTTCTCTCTTGCCTCCGGACAGGCAAAGCCTATCGACATGAGCAATAAGGATAACTTTGGACAGAGCGTTGCCTTGCGTGCCGCTCAGGTCAGTGACCTTGCTAAGTCATATGGCACTCCACTGACGTTCTTTTCCAAAGACGAGGCCAATCAGATCGGTGTTTTCTTTCGTGATGCTCCAGTTTCCCAACAGGCAGCATATCTCGATACCATCAGGCAGAGCACTGGTGGTGGGCAGGTGTATATGTCAGCACTACAGCAGATCAGTGCCAACGCTCCATCTGCTGCCGTTGCCGGGATACTGATGGATAAGCCTGGTGGTATTTTGGCAGAAAAAAACTGGTTTAATCCGGATGTTTCCGTGTCTCCTGAAACCGCTGCGCAGACAATTCTTGCTGGCGCGGCGGCTCGTAAAGGTACTGATGATGCGAAAGGTATTCCGATGCCTAAAGATGCTGATCTTCGCCTTGAGTTTTCTGACATGGTGAAGGATGCATTTGCTGGTGACGCTCAGGGCGCATCAATGGCATACGAGATCGCAAAGGATTATTACGCTGGTGTGATGGCGAAAAAAGGCGTGGTATCAGGCGAAATTGACAATGATGTCTGGAAACAGGCTGTTAACGTAGCTACAGGTGGCGTGCATGACTATAACGGAATGGGGAATGTCCTTTTGCCGTGGGGAATGTCTGCAGAGCAATTCGATAAGCAGGTTAATCAGGCTTGGAATGAACAAGTTGTCGGCTCCGGGATAAAAACACCGCCTGGTCAGTATGGTTTGCAAAGTTACGGCGATAGTCAGTACCTGGTTAAACTTGGTACTGGTTATCTGCTGAAAGATGATGGTTCTCCCGTTGTTCTTAATCTGACACAGAAGCGTCAGAGATTCTCCGGAGATATTCCGCAATGAGTTACTTTGGCCTTAATCCAGTAAACCAGAATCAGCAGCTTGACGAAGCAGCATCAAATCCAGCTGGCTTTAACAGCGATGTTGGTTTTTTCGACAATGCTGTAGGAGCGGCATTGTCTGGTTTGTACTCCGGGCTGGTGGCAAAGCCAGATCAGTTGCTATGGGCAGGGATGGATAAAATCGTATCCCCGATTGCTCAGTTTGTTAACGAAAACACCTCGATCAATGACACTTCAGTTTCATACATTGCTGAGCAGAGAAAACTAGCAGAGCAGCAGGTTAAGCGGCTGACGCCTGATGCCGCGACAACCGGAACCGCCGGGCAGGTCCTTTATGGGTTGTTCGATATGGGCGGGCAGGCTGTTGTCGGTACAACGCTCGGTGGTCCGGTCGGAGGTGCTGCGGCGGTAACTTCTCTACAGGGTTTTTCTGAGTTTGAACGGCTTACAGCACAGGGTGTTGATTTCAGGACGGCGCAGGAAGCGGGATTAGTGCAGGGTATTACTGCTGGTGCCGGAACACTGATCCCTATGAGCCTCGGGTTACGTGCTGGTGGTGCGCTGGCGGAAGGTGTGGCGGCTCAGCTTGCGCGGACGGGTGAAAGTTCAGTGCGACGCGCCGCAGCAACAGCAGTACGTGCAACGCCAGATATTGCCTATGCCGCAGGTACAAATATTGCGTTCGGTATGGCACAGCGTGGGCTTACTGCAAAAACGCTTCGTGATGGTGGCTATAGCGAAATGGCTAACCAGTATGATGTGTTGGATCGACAGGCAATTGCTATTGATGCTGTTCTTGGGGTGGCGTTTGGTGGTGTCGGCAGATTTATTAACTCTCGCGGCGAGTCTACAAGCGCACCAAATTTTTCACCAGTTGATATCGATGCTGCACTGGCGGCGAATGCCGCTCATCATGCTGAAATTGATATTGCTCCCGGCGTGCCGATCAACGTGCTTTCGCGTAATTCGCACATTCAGGCTCTGCGAAAAGCCATGTCTGATGTTAGCCAGGGGAGACCTGTAGACGTTGCCAGCATTGTTGAGTCTGCATCTTTCAGTGAAATTCCTGGACGCAAGAGTCTGCTGTCTCAGGCAGTTAATGAGGCTCTGTCATCTGTAGATGATGGAGTAACGGCGCGCGCTATAGAAAATCGGTTGCTTGAAGAACAGGCCGCGCAGCTTTTGCCGCGTGGCGATAGACAGGTTTACCAGTCTGAAATCGCTAATAGCCAACGAATTATTGAAAATCTCACTGAACAGCGCGCACAAATTCTTGCAGAAGATCCAGCCGGTAGCGGTAAGGCTTTATCTCGTGCTCGATCAGATAAACAGGCCAGACTTCGCGATATTGACCAACGAATCCGGCAGGCACAAGAACGCCTGGAATTTTCTCGTAACGCGTTGGCACCGCATGAGCCTGGCGGTCAGTTTTTTGAAGCTCGAGCAGAACTGGCTCGGAGACAGCAGGCAGAAAGTGAACTTAATGCTCAGGCTGTTTCATTCTATAAAACAGCAGAGGTCAGGACGCCAGACGAAGTAGCTCCTTTTGAGCCTGATAAAATATTGCAACAGGCAGAACAAAAAATGATGTCAGATCAGGCAGGAGATATTGATTTGCGCATAGCTGAAGACTCGCTGCTTGAATCACCTGACATGATAATCACCGTGCTGGATGATGATGGTAATCCACAATCGCGCAGTGCGCGTGAAGCACTGGATGAAGCGAACAGGGAAAGTGAGCAGGCAATACAGGATTCCAGCCTGTTTGATGTCGCTGTGGCGTGTTTCTTGAGAGGTTAAATTAAATGAGACAGGAATGTATACAAGCGGTTCAGCAGGCGGCGCAGCGCATGTTAACGGCGCGAGAAATACAGAACATTGAAGACCGCATTTATCGAAATATGCGCTCCATTGCTCGTGATGACCCTATGTCGTGGCGACAACTTTCCGAATCAGAGCGGCTATATCGAGCAGCACAATTGGCATCTGAAGAATTACAGCGAGAAGCGGCATTAAAGAAACGTCGTGTGGCTCTCACTATAGCCGCGCGTCAGAGATTGGATAAATTTATCAATAGCTATCAAGGGGCTGATGGGAAACTTGGCGCTCTTAACCGTACTATAGCTTTTAATGCAGACGGTAAATCTAATTTCCTCTCTGTTGAATCCAGAACAAAAGCCACCCGTGATTATGCATTGAGTCAATTGCAGGAGGCATTCGAAGCAGTTGATCCTCGCTTTTTTGGTCTGTTTGAAGATGAAGCGGGCGTACGTGACCTGGTATATGAAATGCGGGGGCAAACTACTGGCAATGCTAAAGCAAGAAACGGTGCTAAGGCGTGGAGAGAAGTTACAGAGCTGCTGCGCCGCCGGTTTAATGATGCTGGTGGGGACATTGGCTATCTCGAAAACTGGGGGATCCCTCAACATCATTCTATGGAAAAGGTTGGGGCAGTATCAAAGGATAAGTGGGTTAGCGATGTTATAGGTAGGCTGGATCGCAAATATTATATCCGAGCCGATGGACAACTGATGAACGATGCCGAGTTGTCTTCATTTCTTGGAGAGGCTTATAACACGATCGCTACTGGTGGGCTGAATAAGCTTACTGATACCGGAATGCGAATTTCCGGCGCACGTGCTAACCGTGGTAATGCATCACGACAGATACATTTCAAAGATGCAGATTCCTATCTGCAATATCAGCAACTTTATGGCGATCGCTCTCTATGGGAAATCATGGTCGGTCACCTGGAAGGTATCAGTAAAGATATTGCACTGGTGGAAACATATGGCCCAAACCCCGATCATGTTTTCCGCTCTCTTCTTGATCAGGTGAAGGCAGAAACGGCAACAGCTAACCCGAGTAAAACCGGTAAAGTCGAGCGGCTGGCGAACAACACAGAGAATCTGTACAACTTTATTTCCGGAAAGACACAGCCTGTAGCGAATCCGCACATCGCGCGATGGTCTGACAATATCCGCAACTGGCTGGTTGCCAGCAGACTCGGATCCGCGTTGCTGTCATCGTTCTCTGATCTTGGAACCATGTATCTGTCTGCGAAGGTTACCAACCTTCCAATGAACCAGTTATTCCGCAACCAGCTTGAAGCTATGGACCCAACGAACCGTACAGAACTTGCGCGGGCGCGCCGCGCTGGTCTGGCGATGGAATCTCTACTTGGCAGCGTTAACCGCTGGGCGATGGATAATATGGGGCCGTCAGTGTCTCGTTGGGCGGCAACGGCGGTAATGCGTGCCAGTGGGCTTACAGCATGGTCAGATGCGCACAAGCGCGCCTATGGCGTAACCATGATGGGAAGCCTGGGAGAAGTAGTGTCACGGACACCAGACCTTCGTAGCCTCGATGACTCTGATTTTCGTATCCTGAAAAGCAAAGGGATTACTGACACAGACTGGAGCGTATGGAAGCTGGCGAAACAGGAGGACTGGGGGAACGGTAATAATACGATGCTGACACCGGAAAGCATTATGCGTATCCCTGATTCAGCAGTTAAACATCTTGGTGAGCCTGAACGCGTGAAATTTGAGGCAATGCGTAAACTGCTCGGTGCCGTAACTGAAGAAGTTGATATGGCTGTTATTACACCGGGAGCACGTGAGCAACTGATAACCGGTTCTGGTATTCAGCGTGGAACATGGAAAGGTGAATTAACGAGAAGTGTTTTCCTGTTTAAATCGTTCCCTATCTCGGTTGTTATGCGTCACTGGTCACGCGCTATGGGTATGCCGTCTGCTGGTGGGCGTGCGGCATATATTGCGACGTTTATTGCCAGTACGACCATTCTTGGCGCTTTGTCGCAGCAACTTAACGACCTTGCGTCTGGTCGTAATCCTCGAGAGATGACAGGAGAAGATGCCGCAAAATTCTGGCTTGGTGCTCTACTGAAAGGTGGTGGTCTTGGCCTTTACGGTGACTTTTTATTGTCAGATCACACTAGGTACGGAAGCGGCGCGCTGGCGTCGATGCTTGGCCCGGTAGCTGGTCTGGTTGATGACGTAGTGAAGATTGCTCAGGGCATACCGTTAAATGCTGTGGAAGGGAAGAGTGAGCAGACTGGTGGTGATCTGGTGAAGCTGGGGAAAGGTTTGATGCCTGGTGCGAATCTCTGGTACTTGAAGGCGGCTCTCGATCACATGATCTTTAACCAGATGCAGGAGTATTTTTCACCAGGCTATTTGCGTAAAATGGAGCAACGTTCGAAGAAAGAGTTTAACCAGACATACTGGTGGCGACCACAGGATGTCACTCCGCAATAAAAGGAGATATGATGGTTCAAATAACTTTTATTGTACTAATATGTGCAGCGTTTTTATGCTATTCATACATTTTGATAAAAATGGGTTTCAATTGGAATCTCTGTTGCGTGCAGCGGCATGGTTCGGCTTTGTAGTATTCGGAATTGTATTGTTCGGAAGAATAATAAAATAACTAGTTAATTTGTGGATTGGTGCTGTTTTTCCATGATAGGGGTAATTATGAGAAAAGTATTTTTGATTTTTGGATTTATGCTTCTCGTTGGATGCCAGTCAGCTGCACAGTTTGAAAGAAATATGCTTACGTGGCGCGGGCAGAGTATAGACGCAATGGTTCAGCAGTGGGGGTATCCTCAGGGAGAGCTTACATCTCCAGATGGAAACAGAGTGTATGTTTACTCAAGCTCTGGTAGTTATAACGTACCACAAACCACAACGTATAATACTACGTCTAATCTAATTGGTAATACTATATATTCAAACACATACGCAACAACTGATGGCGGTTATACACTCCATTTCAGTTGCTCTGTTTACGTTGAGTTTGGTGCTGATAAGATTATTAAAAATGTTACATGGCGCGGTAATAATTGCGTTGCGTGACATGTCACAGGCCGCTTTCGCGGCCTTGTTTTTAACGAATGCCACCGCCACCCGGGCGGGAATCCGCAGAACGCCCACCGCAGCGGGAGCCGTCAGCAGCAGTGTCGCTGTCGTGCTGACAACGACCGGCAAAGGCCTGAGTTGAAGCTACCAGAGACAACAAAACGAACAGTGCAGCAAATGCTTTTTTCATTGTGACATTTCCATCTATAAGCCACCTCGATGTGGCGTCAATGAGTGTAGCACTGACTTTTGTTTCGTCCATAAAAAAGCCCGCAACGCGGGCTTATTCAGTTATTTACTTTCTTTGGCACTATTGCTGATAATGAGATCATAAAGCCAGTTAGAGCAGCAATAATTAATGGGAATATGAAAGCATCTGAAGTTCTCAGTGGATTCTTCATATCGAACAGAATAACAATGAAGAATGCGCTGGTTGCAAAAGTAGATGATGAATAAACCTCATTCATCTTGTATTGCAACTTATCCAAAGAAAAAGGAGGCGTATCTTTGCAAACGGCATCCCATATCAGATGAACAGCAAGATAAGCAATGCACAGTATGAAATAAAACCTTGTCAATTGCTGTGCATCTCTGGGCGCAAGCCAAGATAAATCAGGCATTTTAGTTGGCTAACTTCTTTGCGGCATAGATAGCAGGGAGTGCAACAGCACCAGCCACAGCAAATGCATAGGCTATCCCAGCTGTAACAGTAAAAGCAGGAAGCAGGAAAGATAATCCGCCTGGTAGGGCAAAGCCTAAGCCCGCTCCGCCAATAATGGCCTTCAGCAATGTAATGATGTTGATTTCCATGTTTCCCCCTCATGTAAACTCTCGGTTTACCTTTGGGGTAATAGTACTCTATTCACCCCCAGTCTGCAATCTGTACAGAATTATTTAAAGGCACATCCCTGTGCCGCCGCCCGTCAGAAGAATCCTGCTTTGTCGTTGATGTACTCCGCGTGAGTCTGGATATCACGCAGGCATTTGCTCACACCGACGATGTAGCAGAACATGGTGGTCAGCTCCGCCGCCGCGCCCGATACGTCGTGCCCGTCTTCCTGTAACTGGTTCAACAGATTCATCAGCAGTGAGTTCTCCGTCAGGCCGAGAACACCAGACGGCGAGTGAATCAGGCTGCGGTAGCCGGGCTTCAGTGGGGCACTGTAGGTTTTGTTCTCTATCTTCATCGCCTGCATCACTGCTGATGCTGTGGCGTTGGCTACCTGGTCGGCAACCATCTTTATGCGTTCTTCCTGCGGGAGCGAGTTTTTAATGTAACTTCCGGTGCGGCGGATCTGAGGAAGAACCTCACCTGTAACCCATTTACGAAAGCGGTAGGGGATAGTGCCTGGTGTCACCGCATCGCGGCAGCGGAGGATCAGTGTGTAGAGGCCTGACTCGCTGATAATATTGGTTTCGCCTTGACGACCTAAGTTAAATTTAGCCCTTTCATCATCATCAAGAGATTTGATTGACATGGTGGGGTTTGTCAGTTGAAGAGCTTTAATAACGTCTTTGGCAACAAACCAAGGATTTCCATCAATAACAATGGCTCGAATGGTTGCTTCTGATTCAAAATGAAAAACAGATGGGGTTACGTTAGCAGTCATGGCAATCACCTTTTAGTATGGTTAATCACCACCTGAGGTGCAAATCTCGTTGGTGGTGAGACGTACAGGGTTTGCACTACCGGCTAAAAGGACCCGGCGCACCTTTCGGTGCCCCTGCACGTCCCACCATAATTCTGGCATGACTGTGCTATACGCATAAAAAAACCACGTCTGGCGTGGTATGCGCCTTTTAGTAATCCGGGGTGCAAATCCCGGCACTGGATTTTGCCAGTGCTCGATTACTATGGCACAAGAGGAGTGCGATGTAAATTTACCGCAAAGGTAATGATAAACGCTGATAAATATAAAAATCAACCGTATTTGGTTGATTGCGTTTAACGCTTGATCACCTGAAAGCAAGATATTACCTTTAAGGTAATGTTATTGTGAGGAAAAGCAATGGAAGTTTTCTGGATAGTTGTTGGTGTGGTTGCGGTGATTATTTACGTTATCAACCAGAACAAGACTAAGATCTCTGATCGTACGGTCGTTAATCATAACAAAACGATAAAGACCGAAGATGGGGAGATAACGATTAATCGTACACAGGTGATAGAACACACCTCTACTCAGTTTCAAAAAACTGGAGGTAATGCGCCTAATATTTCCGCACCTCCTGCTTATGATAGTGCGGTAATCCAGACATATTATAAACAGCAGGAGTTAGCAAAAGAGAGGCAACTGATTCAGCCAAAGCCGTTTACAGCTGAGCTTCCACCTGGAGTGTCAACGCGTCCGGCATATCATGGAAGATTCCCTGGTGATGACATATCGTCTCAGTCATCTAAAAAAGCACCTCAGGCAGTATCAGAGCCAGCAAGAATACCTTCTGTATCGCCGCCAAAAGAAGAATCAGCTAACAGAGTTTCAAGTGGTAGCAAGCAGTGCTTGCGATGCAGAATAAACCTTCCATATGAAAAATTCAGGAAATCGTCAAAAAATCCAGATGGATTGACTAAGTGGTGTGCAAGGTGTCTCGATGGCCCAAAGAATACACGCCATATGAAGTGGTGCCCAATTTGTAATGTCCGCAGAAAACGAACCAGCTTTTACCCTAATAATCAAAATGCGGACGGCTTAATGGCATGGTGCAAAACGTGCTGGGATGAGCACAAAGCGAAACGATAGGCCGCTCTTGCGGCCTTTAAATTTACCGGGTTTGTTTTCGTAATTGTTCGGCACAATAGTCGAGATGTGTTTGCAGATCCTGCATAGACATCTGTGAGCTGGTGACGTAGTTAATCAGTGCAGTCAGTTCGGCAAGTGGGCCATCGACATTAAATCCATCCTTATCGAGATCCCGGAGTAATTTCATCAAGTGCGATCCCTCCACCAGTGACCTGACGCCTCCCGGCGTGTGAATCCTTTCGGTAAATCCGTCTTCCAGTGGATAGTGATACTGCTGCATCTTAATATTCTCCATGCAATAACTGTATATTTATACAGTAGCAAATAATTTGTTTGCTATCCAGCACGTTTTGCAAATTACCCGAAAGGTAATATCTATTCGTATTCACAGTCTTTCTATCCATATGTGGTTTTTTAGGTAATAGAATGACCAGATATGCGGCGCAACGGGTGCTGCGACTATCTGGAGATTTAACATGACGGTCTCAACCGAAGTTGACCACAACGAATACACCGGTAACGGCGTTACGACATCGTTTCCGTATACTTTTCGAATTTTCAGAAAATCCGACCTGGTTGTTCAGGTGTCTGACCTGAACGGGAACGTAACAGAATTGGTTCTGGATACCGGTTATACGGTAACTGGGGCGGGCACTTATAGTGGCGGTTCTGTGGTTCTTCCGTCGCCGCTTGCTACTGGATGGAGAATTACGATAGATCGTGTGCTTGATGTAGTGCAGGAGACAGACCTTCGCAATCAGGGAAAGTTTTTCCCCGAAGTGCATGAAGATGCCTTTGACTACCTGACGATGCTGATCCAGCAATGTTTTGGATGGTTCAGACGTGCATTGATGAAACCATCTTTGCTTGCAAAATATTACGATGCAAAGCAAAACAGAATTTCTAACCTTGCAGATCCATCACTTGAACAGGACGCTGTAAATAATCGCTCAATGCGTAATTATGTCGATGCTGCAATCGCCGGGGTTGTTGGTGGTTTTGGTTGGTTTATTCAGTATGGTTCTGGGGCAGTATACCGAACGTTCCAGGATAAAATGCGTGATGCTATTAGCCCCAAAGATTTTGGAGCTGTTGGTGATGGTATAAATGACGATTCCACTGCAATAAGCGCGTGCCTTGAAGCCTCATCTCCAGGTTATAAAATTGACGGATTAGGGCTTACTTTTAAAGTATCAACTCTTCCGGATGTCAGCCGATTTAAAAATGCTCGTTTTTTATTTGAGAGAATACCGGGTCAGCCTCTTTTTTATGCTTCTGAAGATTTTATCCAGGGAGAGTTATTTAAAATTACAGATACACCGTGGTACAACGCCTGGACGCAGGATAAAACGTTTGTATATGACAATGTCATCTATGCGCCTTTTATGGCTGGAGACCGCCATGGTGTAAATAACCTCCATGTTGCATGGGTTCGCTCAGGAGATGACGGGAAGACCTGGACAACGCCGGAATGGCTTACAGATTTACATGAAAACTATCCCACAGTTAACTATCACTGCATGAGTATGGGGGTTGTCAGAAATCGCCTTTTTGCTGTAATTGAGACGCGGACCGTGCGCGGAAATAAACTGCAGGTTGCAGAGTTGTGGGATCGTCCAATGAGTCGCAGCCTTCGCGTTTATGGTGGTATAACGAAAGCAGCAAATCAGCAAGTCGCTTATATTCGCATTACTGATCACGGATTATTTGCTGGTGATTTTGTCAACTTCTCAAACTCTGGTGTTACAGGTGTTACCGGGAATATGACGGTGACTACTGTTATTGATAAAAATACTTTTACAGTTACGACGCAAAATACTCAGGATGTGGATCAGAATAACGAGGGTAGATACTGGAGTTTTGGTACATCATTTCACTCGTCACCATGGAGAAAAACCAGTCTTGGAACTATTTCTTCTTTTGTTGACGGAAGCACTCCTGTTACTGAGATTCACAGTTTTGCGACGATTAGCGATAACAGTTTTGCTGTTGGCTACCATAATGGTGATATTGGTCCACGCGAGCTTGGGATACTCTATTTCTCTGATGCTTTCGGTTCTCCTGGTAGCTTTGTTCGCAGACGCATACCTGCAGAATATGAGGCGAATGCATCTGAGCCATGTGTAAAATATTATGATGGCATTCTGTATCTGACGACCAGGGGGACATTAAGTACTCAACCCGGTAGTTCATTGCACAGAAGCTCTGATTTAGGTGCATCATGGAATTCTCTTCGCTTCCCAAATAATGTTCATCACTCAAACCTTCCTTTTGCCAAAGTTGGCGATGAGCTGATTATTTTTGGCAGTGAGCGCGCATTTGGTGAGTGGGAAGGAGGAGAACCTGATAACCGTTATGCAGGAAATTATCCAAGAACATTTATGACCAGAGTTAACGTCAATGAGTGGAGTCTGGATAATGTAGAGTGGGTTAATGTTACTGATCAGATTTATCAGGGCGGAATAGTTAACTCTGCGGTTGGTGTTGGTTCAGTTTGTATCAAAGACAACTGGCTGTACTACATTTTCGGTGGGGAAGACTTTCTAAACCCATGGAGCATAGGGGATAACAACAGAAAATATCCTTATGTTCACGATGGTCACCCGGCTGATTTGTATTGTTTCAGGGTGAAAATTAAACAGGAAGAATTTGTTTCAAGGGATTTTGTCTACGGAGCCACTCCTAACAGAACGCTTCCTACTTTTATGTCGACGTCCGGCGTGAGGACGGTTCCTGTACCCGTTGATTTCACAGATGATGTTGCCGTCCAGTCACTGACTGTCCATGCAGGTACATCAGGACAAGTTCGCGCGGAAGTCAAACTGGAGGGCAATTACGCCATTATTGCGAAGAAAGTACCGTCTGATGATGTTACCGCTCAGAGATTAATCGTTAGCGGCGGTGAAACAACGTCTTCAGCAGATGGTGCAATGATAACGTTGCATGGTTCCGGAAGCAGTACTCCACGTCGCGCGGTATATAACGCACTCGAACATCTTTTTGAGAACGGAGATGTTAAACCTTATCTTGATAATGTAAATGCTCTTGGTGGTCCGGGAAACAGGTTCTCGACAGTTTATCTTGGCTCCAATCCTGTGGTTACCAGTGACGGAACATTAAAGACAGAGCCGGTCTCTCCTGACGAAGCATTGCTGGATGCCTGGGGTGACGTCAGGTATATCGCTTATAAATGGCTGAACGCTGTCGCTATAAAGGGAGAAGAAGGGGCGAGGATACATCATGGTGTAATCGCGCAGCAACTTCGTGATGTTCTTATTTCTCACGGACTCATGGAAGAAGAAAGCACAACATGCCGCTATGCCTTTCTTTGCTATGACGATTATCCCGCAGTATATGATGACGTCATTACTGGCCAAAGGGAAATACAGCTGACTGATAATGACGGGAGCATCATTGTTGATGAGGATGATAATCCAGTGATGGTAATGGAAGACATCATTGAGCGCGTTGAAATAACGCCAGCAGGATCTAGATGGGGGGTCAGACCTGATCTCTTATTCTATATCGAGGCAGCATGGCAGCGCAGAGAAATGGATAAGATAAAAGAGCGGATTCAGTCTCTGGAAGAACGTTAAAAAAAAGCCCGCAATATTTTGCGGGTATCAAAAACGGAGTTGGTGAAAAGTTATCTTTGAATTCTATCATGAATCAGTACGTATTTTAAATACATGTTCAGGTTTATTACACCATAGCATTATTAAATACAAAATTAAGTCTATGGTTCCTGTACAACTGCCCCCACTCTGCTGGCTCGTTCTGTAAAATAATTAGTACTTTTATTGAGATATATGATATGGAACAATAATGATTCATATATGGTTTACTATGCGGGTTTAGTCATCAATAATTGACTGGCTTATAGATAGTAAACAGGAGAAAGTATGTCTGCTCAAGTAACAAGTGAGCAATTAAATCAGTTGCTTAGTTTTGGTTCTCTTGCTGCGGTTATTGCAGGTGTCCCTCCGGAGGTTGCTTTAGGGGCTTTGGCTGGGGCGGTAATTTTTGTTACCTCTGCAGTAGAGTACCCCATCCGTCGCCGGGTGCTCATGTCGATGCTCAGCTTTCTTTGCGGCCTTCTCTTTTACAAACCAGCAGCATCAATTCTTATCGGCATAGCTAGCCTGATCCCTACCATCACGCAGGACTCTTTTGAAAAAGGGATTGTTTTCTCTGCAGGCGCATTCGTGTCAGCAATTGTCGCTGTGCGTATTGGTATATGGCTCTATCACCTTTCCGATAATCCACGCGAGTTAATTCCGGGGAGAAAAGACGATGGTAACGCATGAGTTTTTTTTGCTTATCACCAATGCAGTTATTTGCACTGGCATAGCAATTCGCGTTGTCACATTCCGGCGTAACGGCTCTCAACACCGAAGGTGGGGAGGATGGCTTGCTTATTTCCTGATTGTTGCTGCGGCCAGTATTCCTGTTCGAGTCGCCTATGCAATCTGGTTACGTACGCCAATGGCTGTGGATTTATCTGAGGTCATTATTAACGCTGTCATGCTTGCTGCGGTTCTTAAAACTCGCGGTAACGTCGTTCAAATTTTCAAAATAACGAGGTCTAAACATGGAGATTAAACAATTCCAGCGTGCTGCTGGTATTAGCGAGGCGCTGGCCGAACGCTGGTTCTTGCATATAACTTCTGCGATGAAAGAGTTTGGAATCAGCAAACCCGAAGATCAGGCAATGTTTATTGCTCAGGTCGGGCATGAGTCTGGGGGCTTCACCCGGTTGCAGGAAAATTTCAACTACAGTGTCACCGGACTGGCTAACTTCGTTCGGGCTGGGCGTCTCACCCAGGGGCAGGCTAATGCACTGGGTCGCCGTGCTGGTGAAGCAGCATTACCACTTGAGCGACAGCGCGCTATCGCCAATCTGGTGTACAGCAAACGCATGGGGAACAATGCCCCTGGTGATGGCTGGAACTACCGTGGGCGCGGACTTATCCAGATTACCGGCTTGAATAACTATCGTGACTGCGGAAACGGTCTGAAAGTTGACCTGCTGGAGAATCCTGAACTGCTGGCACAGGACGAATACGCGGCCCGTAGCGCGGCCTGGTTCTTCTCCAGCAAAGGCTGCATGAAGTATACCGGCGATATTGCACGTGTAACTCTGATTATCAATGGTGGCCGGAACGGCATTGATGACCGCCGCGCCCGATACATCATTGCCAGTAAGGTGCTGGCTGTATGATCTGGGCATTCGTAAAAGCATACTGGAAACATTTGATTATCGTGGCGATGCTTGCTGTTCTTGCCACATCAGGAGTTGTTGCCTGGAATGTGCACGGCAGTCGTCAGTACGACGCCGGGTATGCTCAGGCGAAAGAAGACCGCAAAACTGAAGATGAGAGAGTTCGTCAGCACTACGAACAGGAGAAAGCGATCAATGAACGTGAATCGCAGCAGAGGATCGACCAGGCGCGCAATGATGCTCTTGATGCTGCCGCTCGCGCTGGCCGGTTGCAGCAACAGCTCGTTGCCATCCGTGAGCAGCTCAGGCACTATAACGCCATTGTCGGCGCTGGGTCGTCAGCCGCAGACACCGGAGTTTTGCTTGCCGACGTGCTCAGCAAATCTCTCGAGAGAAACAGACAACTGGCAGAGTATGCTGACCGGGCAGCCGAAGCCGGAAGAGTCTGCGAAAAACAGTACGACACCCTGACCAGATAGCATGGCATTTTTCATGGTACTGATTTCCGGTGACGGTATATAAAACGGTATGGGAAAAATTCATCTTTGGAAAAATGTTATCACTCAATTGGTTATGGTGTCCGTGAATAATTGAGTGGGAATGATTTTGATCCCTGCACTATGAATGAACAAAACCCTCTGTTACTACAGAGGGTTTTTTATCTTCAAGAATTATAGGCTTGAAGTTACTTACATCGATTAATTAAACCAGCTGTCCGATTTGTTCTCTTCTGCTTTGCCCACGCTTTTCATCAGATCGCGACCGCCTTCAGTCATATTTCTGTTTGCGTCAGCTTCAGATTGCACCACATCGGTTTGCGCAGCTTTGTGCTTCAGTTCCTGATCGATAAATTCGTTTTCGCGCTTGACGCGGGCTTCTTCTTTCGCCAGCGCCAGTTTTTGTTTCTGAATCTCTAAGCTACGTAGCTCATCTTCATAACTTTGATCGCGTTTTTTGTCCGCAGTGGCTTCGGCGTCCAGTTTATCCTGACGAGCTTTCTTATTCGCTGCTGCCGTTGCCGCTCTTTTATTAGCCGCGGCCTGGGCGTTTGCGCGACGTTGCTTCTCTTGCTGGATTTCCCTGTTGCGCTCCGCGACCCATTCGTCATGCTGCCTTTGCTCTTCATTTTTACCTTGCTGTTCCGCTTCTGCGACAGCCGAGAGTTGATCCTGCAATGATGAGGCGATAGCCGGATAGCTTAAGGAGGCTAAGATGGCGCAAAGAAAAACTTTCTTCATGACTCCTCCTGATTATTAGCTCTTTTCAGGACATTTGGTATTTGGCTGAATACGCGTTTCGTTATACGTCGTGGTAATAACAACGGCTAAACCTGTCGTAAACTGGCACTCTTTACCCACCTGGGTGGAGGTATACACTTTGGTGCCTTCCTTATATGTTAAAGAAACACCTTCCACTAAGGTTTTATCATTCACCATCGAACCCGCTGCCGCGCCTACAGCTCCGCCGCCAACTGCACCTGCCGTCGTTCCGGAATTGCTGCCAGACCCGACGTTGTGGCCGATAACACCGCCAGCGACAGCGCCAATAAGCGCGCCGAAGGCTTGTGCGTTCCGTTTATTTTGGGCGTTGTCTACGGCAACTTTTGCGGGAAGAATGGAAATAATATTAACGGTTTTAGTTTCTTGTTTGGTATTCAGTTGATCGGTTTGATAAACATCGGCGGCATGATCATCAGCATTTGACTGGCATCCTGCCAGAGTGAATGACGCTAACATTGCCACAGGCAGAAGACATTTTTTAAATTTCATCACTATTCCTTGTTATACACATTACGAAAAATGAGACATTTAAGATCATCAAAAGAGGAAAGTAAATGTATTGCGTATAAAGGAATAGATTAAATTTATTAAAATTCATGCGGGAAATAATTTATAAAAATACATCATCACAACATATGTATTAATGATGTATTTATTTCGCAGCCGAACAGGATGAACTTCAGTCAGAACAAAGACGTAAAATTTAAGATGAAAGAATATCTGCCGCTTTGATAATCTCAAAGAGCAAAAGCATCCGACAGCGAGGTGCCGTTATGTTCTGTGAGAGTGGAGAAGGTAACCGCTAACGTTGTACCGGTGATTCGACGGAGAGTGTGGATTGCTGAGCTTCTTTTTTGCTCTGATGGTGCTGCCAGGCACCGACGGACGAGTAGATAAAACGGCCAAAGAAGAAGATAAAGCTGATGAGCAGTACGATACGGGTCATGCGACTGTTAAATCGGTGTCGTTTTCGCATACTGGTTGCCTGACTCACAAAAGGTTCCTTGAAGTATGTCCCACGCCGTGGACGGTACTTACATTAAGGCACAACAGGACAAAATGGTCAATTCTTCGTTATGTAAAAAAGCGTCAGTTGATACATATTTTAATGTTATGAAAGTTAATTTAATTATTTACAATGATGATGTAATAATGATGAGTTAACATGATAAACGTAATAATTCATTAATCAGGGTTATTTTGTTTGATATATATCAATTGGAACTTTCATATGACACTTAGAATCATTGCTCTCTATAGTGATGAATAATCATCATTCGAAGTCAGGTGGGATGCCTGTCTGAATACACCTCCTTCAGGATGTGGGGGATTCTGCTGAGCATCTATGAAACTGAATGCAACTTATATAAAAATACGTGATAAATGGTGGGGGCTTCCGCTGTTCCTGCCTTCTTTAATCTTGCCCATTTTCGCCCACATTAATACTTTCGCGCATATTTCTTCCGGTGAAGTTTTTCTCTTTTATCTGCCACTGGCACTGATGATCAGCATGATGATGTTTTTCAGCTGGGCGGCATTGCCAGGGATCGCCTTAGGGATTTTTGTCCGCAAATATGCAGAGCTGGGTTTTTACGAAACGCTCTCATTAACGGCTAATTTTATTATCATTATCATTCTCTGTTGGGGCGGTTACAGGGTTTTTACCCCCCGGCGTAACAACGTTTCACATGGTGATAGCCGTTTAATTTCCCAGCGACTATTCTGGCAGATTGTGTTTCCTGCAACGCTGTTTCTGATACTTTTCCAGTTTGCTGCGTTTGTAGGGTTACTGGCGAGCAGAGAAAATCTGGTCGGCGTCATGCCCTTTAACCTCGGGACCTTAATCAATTATCAGGCCTTGCTGGTGGGTAATCTGATTGGTGTCCCGCTGTGCTACTTCATCATTCGGGTGGTGCGAAATCCGTTTTATTTACGTAGCTATTATTCGCAATTAAAACAGCAGGTTGATGCCAAAGTTACCAAAAAAGAGTTCGCAATCTGGCTACTGGCATTAGGTGCTTTACTATTGCTGTTATGCATGCCGTTAAATGAAAAAAGCACGATTTTTAGCACCAATTACACCTTGTCATTATTGCTGCCCCTGATGATGTGGGGAGCGATGCGCTATGGTTATAAGCTGATTTCATTGCTCTGGGCGGTCGTGTTGATGATCAGCATCCACAGCTATCAAAATTACATTCCCATTTATCCTGGCTATACCACGCAGCTCACCATAACCTCCTCCAGTTATCTGGTATTCTCTTTTATTGTCAATTATATGGCTGTACTGGCAACCCGTCAGCGAGCGGTAGTCAGACGCATTCAGCGGCTTGCGTATGTGGACCCGGTGGTTCATCTGCCAAATGTTCGCGCCCTGAATCGCGCGTTACGTGATGCCCCCTGGTCTGCGCTTTGTTATTTACGCATCCCTGGCATGGAAATGCTGGTTAAGAATTATGGCATCATGCTGCGGATTCAATACAAGCAAAAACTTTCTCACTGGCTGTCACCATTGTTGGAACCGGGTGAAGATGTTTATCAGCTTTCGGGTAACGATCTCGCGCTGCGGCTGAATACAGAATCGCACCAGGAGCGCATTACCGCACTGGATAGCCATCTCAAGCAATTTCGTTTCTTTTGGGATGGAATGCCGATGCAACCGCAGATTGGCGTCAGTTACTGCTATGTGCGCTCGCCAGTGAATCATATCTACCTGCTGCTGGGAGAGCTAAATACAGTGGCCGAACTTTCTATCGTGACCAACGCCCCGGAAAATATGCAGCGTCGCGGAGCAATGTATTTGCAACGCGAATTGAAAGATAAAGTCGCGATGATGAATCGGCTACAGCGGGCGCTGGAACACAACCATTTTTTCCTGATGGCCCAGCCGATTACCGGTATGCGTGGTGATGTCTACCATGAAATTCTTCTGCGCATGAAAGGTGAGAATGATGAACTGATCAGCCCCGATAGCTTCTTACCGGTCGCGCACGAATTTGGTTTATCGTCGAGTATCGACATGTGGGTCATTGAGCATACGCTGCAATTTATGGCTGAAAACAGAGCGAAGATGCCCGCTCACCGTTTTGCTATTAATCTGTCTCCAACCTCGGTATGTCAGGCTCGTTTTCCTGTTGAAGTCAGTCAGCTGCTGGCTAAATATCAGATTGAAGCGTGGCAACTTATTTTTGAAGTCACCGAAAGTAATGCTCTGACCAATGTTAAGCAGGCGCAAATCACCTTGCAGCATCTTCAGGAATTAGGCTGCCAGATTGCGATTGATGATTTCGGCACCGGCTACGCCAGCTATGCGCGGCTTAAAAATGTGAATGCCGATCTGCTTAAAATTGACGGCAGTTTTATCCGCAATATTGTGTCAAATAGTCTGGATTATCAGATAGTGGCGTCGATTTGCCACCTGGCGCGAATGAAGAAAATGCGGGTAGTGGCAGAGTACGTTGAAAACGAAGAGATCCGCGAGGCGGTGCTCTCTTTGGGGATCGATTATATGCAGGGTTATCTTATTGGTAAGCCGCAACCGTTAATTGATACGCTGAATGAAATCGAACCCATTCGCGAAAGTGCCTGAATAATGCGGGCCGACATTTCTCGTCG